CAGTGTTATTAACATTATCTGCATCAACATCCAGTGTCATGTTGCTGATTGGATCGTCAATGTTAAAGTCCTGGAATTGTAGACTACCTTGTTTAAATCCAACAAAGAAACCAGTGCCGTCACTTGTAACACCTTTACCATCATTCTGATATACTACACTAAACGCACCAGTTGGATTTGGGGTGTTTTCTTTAAAATCTTTTTGTACATTATTGTAATCTAAGCCAATGATATCAAAACTTGTTTGGCTACCTTGTGCTACACCAGTAATATCAAAGTTGATCTGGTTAATAGCATTGTTTAGATTGTAAAAACTTGTAACTTTACCGCCAATAGTTGCTTGTTTTCTCGGACTACCAAACGGGTTAGTAGGAGCAAAGACAGCATTCATAAGAGTGTTAAAGTTATCAAGGTTATCAATACTTGTAATACTTTCAAAACGAACTTCCTGATTACCCAGGTTTTCACCATTGGCACCAATTACTGCTTCATTTGTTTTAATACTGTTGACTTTTAGCAATCCGCTAGCAGTCACATTTCTGCGTGGTTGGTAACCCAAAAAGTCAGCAAGTTTAAGAACACTGTCTTGCCTTTCTGCTGTGCTTAAAAAGTTGTTGCGACTGTTTAAGTCTACACGAAACGCTAGGTTGTGTCCAAACATAGCAATAACATCGAGGAGTGCTACAAATTCTGCGCTCTCAACCCAATCATTATAACTTTCAGCATAGTTGTTCCTAACATAGGAAACCATGCTTTCTCTAATACTATCAAAGTCGTATGCTTGAAAGTTTGCGTTAACGAAAGATTCATATACTGCTGTATAATCTTCTGCCGCAAATATTTTACTTTGTCTTACTTGCTGTGCCATAATTAAATAAACTCAATCCCGTTTTGCGCTTCAGCATCGAACTTTAGCTCTAAATCTGTTGGAGTTTTAGTTGGCTCGTACATCAATTCTATTCTTACTGTTACCAAATGATCATCATGATTAACACGAACTGATCTATCGGTTAATGTAAACCTAGGATCATAACTTACTACGTTAAGCACGTCATCATTGATGAGATCCATAGTGGCTTCATCTAACGGTAAAAATACATAATAAGGCAAATCACTACCAAACTGTGGATTAGTAAATTTTTCGCCTTTTCTAATAGCGAAATGATTTGCTAAATCACGCTTTGCCAGTTCAATACCCGTTAATCCTGTAACGTTTGTACTTTCAAGTGATGTATATCCAATTATCTTTTCCATATAGATATTTATCTGAAAAAATCACTGGTTTTCAATTACACTATGAACTCATTAAACTTTCTTGCTTGTGGAAAAGATAGGGTTCCCAATCAGGGTGAATGTTAGTATATTGTAGGAATTTTGTGCTTTTTGTATTGAGTTGATAGTAACTTGGTTGTACTGGAGGGTTGATGGGTGTTATAGTTGTTTTGTTGGACTTGGCGGTATTACATTTTCTACATGCGGTGGTACAGTTTGTCCAGTTTGTTCTGCCACCGTGACTCCGGGGTACCACATGATCTATAGTTAAGTCGCATTGCCGGAATTCTTCAAAGCAATATTGACATCGGAAATTATCCCGAAGGAACAAGTTACGACGAGTAAACTTTGCCAGTGGCGGTAGTTTGTGCCAGCGTTTAAGCATAACAATAACAGGCATAGGCATCTCAAAACTAGGACTGTGTAAGATACGATCTTCGTTGCTTTTTACTATGATGACTTTTTCCTGGAAATATGCTTTAACTGCGCTCTGCCACGTGATTGTACTGAGTGGTAATAGGCTAAGTGGCTGGCTGTCAGCATTAAGTAATAACACGCTCATGTTGGTATTTATTCAGCCGCTTGTTCAACAATAGTACGTTTTCTACTCTGAGGTAAATTAGGCAGGAAGCGATTTGTTTCCTTGTAATAGATATACTCTGCTTGTTCTTTAGCATGTTGATCCATCATTCTATCAGGGTAGTCAGCTCTGATTGCTTGTATACCTTCTTCCTTGGTAATCGCTCTGGTTTTTAGTGCGCCGTAGTCAGCAAACATCAATATTCTTGCTTCTCTCTGGCATTGCTTACGAAAATGCCCACTCAGTATGAATGCCGTAAACACATATTTCCATTGTCTGTTTTCAATATACTCTCGCACATCAAATTTTCTAAACTCACTACCAATAAAACCAAAATCTCCGGTTCGGCAATACAGGCTTAGTAGCGCATCATATTGTGTTTGACTTAAACTGTCAAGACTTATATTCTTTTTAAATGCTCTTTCTTTACGTTTAATTTCAGCAATCCAATAACTGTAGGCTTCAGTTTCCAGTAATCCCTTTTTATTAAATTCGTCATTCAGAACTTGATTATATCCAATAACAGTGAATCCAGATTTTCCAATATATTTGTAACCTCGCCAACCAACATTTCCATACATAAACTGAAGTATACTTTCACTGGCTTCTAGATCTTTTAGAGGTACTAGTGTATTAACTAAACCGTCATCCAGCACAGTAAACAAATCTGTTTCAATTAAATCTGTAGTGCTAATTGTGTTGGGTAATCTAACTTCAATGTTGGCCATTAGTTTGTATTACCCTCACTGTTATTAAACTGTTCTTTAATCTGACTAGCACCTTTCCAAGGGTGATGTTCTGGCACTCTATCAGCCGCACTACTTTGTATTTTAGTATTTTCCGGTAACTGATTTACCTTAACACGTTTTGCTGTGTCTGGTACTGGACCGTTCATATCAATTCGCTTTGCTTGTTCTTTGTAGTTACCTGCCGCTGTTAGGTTAGCATTAAGTGCCGCTTGTACTTTATAATTCTTTTCTGTATACAAATCCAAATCACCAGCAAACGCATCAATTTTGATGCCATCTTCGCCAGTGCTTCTAATATTAATACCCTTGTCTGCTTGCATATTAATATTACCCTTGGCGTGTAAATTAAAGTCTGCTTCAGTGTGTAAACTAATGTCATCCTGTGCGTATACGTCCAGATTACCATCTTCACTCATTTCCATCCAGGCAGTGCCATCGTGGTTAGTGATGAAGATCATCTTGTTGGTATCGTCAATTAGTATTTCAGCACCACCTCTACTTCTTATACGAATGTTTCTGCTCAGTGCGCTACCAGCATCTGTTTCAGTACCATCATCCATGGTTAACACATGTCCGGCTCTAGTAGTAAAGCCAAATACTCTACTGGGAGATTCTCTTCTAGCACTACTCATACTGTGTCCACGAGCAAAGTCTTTGTCAAGACCCTGTGTTTTTAATTGTTCAGCAAACTCAGTATCTTTGGGACGTTTAAATGCTTCCTGATCTCTGGGGTTTTTCTCACCAACTGGATTAACTTCTCCGTCACTATCCAACCCACTGGGTCTGCCGCCCAGCATGTGATTACGATCTTTACTCTGTAGTGTACCTATTAGGAATCCTTCCTGACGGCTTGCTGTAAATCCAACTAATACTTCTGTACCTACAGCCGGAGGTTGTGGCCACATGCCATAAGTTTTAGGAGTACCGCCAGTAACTTCTTCGTTTTCACCAAAGGCTTTAATGTCACTTACAGCATCCAGTGTGTTAGTAACTCCACCAAATGGACTTACAAGCAATACATTTGTTGGAGTTTCAGAACCAAACTCGGGAATTCTACAAGTAATTCTTCCCAGGAATAGACTGTCTTTGGTGTCTGTTACTACACCAATATACAATCCAATGCTTCTGTTAACGCCAGCAAGTCCGCCTTGTTTAACTCTATCTGGTGTTGTTGTTCCATCACTTCTAAAAAATCCACTCATTTATCAATCCCAGTCTAATTTCTCTAACTCTTCTCTAACTAGTAGAGAATTTGTATTAGTGTCTCTAAAACAGTTTAGTGTCATAGAAAATTCACCACGTCTTAATTTTGTTTCTATCGCGGCAACAGTGTATACTCCACTGCTTAACAAATCCATAGATCCTTTTTTAGGATTTTCTGGTTCTAACATACTTTCATCAGGATAGTAATTGCGTACAACGAGCATGGCACTCTCTGCCATATATTTACTAAGGTCTTCGTTATTACCACTACTCAGCGCACCAGGCGCACCCATCCAGAATGGATCTCCAATAACATCTAAGTCAATTCTAAACATATCTTCATCACGATTTGCTAGTTGTTGATGAGCGAGCGTATCTAATCCAATATTATCTCCCAGTGTTTCATTACTTTGTTGATCTGCGGCACTGCTCTGAGTAAATTCATATATAGGTTTTACTATTGCTGTCATCAATGTTTGATCAACCTGAGTGTCACTCAGGTAATTAAAGTTACTGCTATTTTTTTGTATTTCAGTTTTGCTTATCTTATCACTTGCTGGTATAGGAGGATTCTTTATATCTGCTCCGTATAGTGGATGCGTACCAGTGGCTGCTTGACTAGGATTAGCATAAAATTTTCCCTTGTATGGATCTCTGGCAACAGCAAATAAATGATGAAAATTTATCTGAAAATTCATAATCTCTGTATTTTTACCTGTGTACAAATAATCATAAATTTTACTAATTGGCAAATCTTTAAACCTGGAAATCTGAAATGCTTTGTCTGATGTTTTTTGTTTATTTTTTTCTGGGTCTATAGCAGGAACAGCATAATCCCATTTTATTCCAATAGTAATAACAACTTCTTGTTCTCTCTGATTTGTTTCTGGATCAATTTTGTCCTTAAACACTACACTGGGCGTTACTGTCAAGATTGGCGCTTTCTTTGCTTTGGGATCATCTGTAAACTTTTTAACATATTTTCCCCAAGCAGGAACATTTTTAGTAATTTCATTCATACACCAACTTACCATGTTTGTTCCACTTTTGGTGGTTGTGTCTCTTTTGTCCTTGTCATCCTTGCTGGCATTACCTGCGCTGGCTGGACTTGAATCTGTCGTTCCGCTATACTGAGCTTTGCCCATATCAAAACCAGGAACGCCATCTTCGGCCGCAATAGTAGCACTTTTATCCAATACTACTTTCCAGGTTTTCATCGTTCTACCGCCAGTTTTTTCTCTTAATTTTTTTTCAGTTTCGTTTAATTTTTTATTAACTTGATCTAATAATGTCCTTACATTATAAACACCAGTGAATGTAATGTCTGTTTCAATTTTTGTTTGTATAGCAGCAGTACCAACCATATTTTGAGCAAGTACATTGTACACAGAACCTTGCGGTCCTAGAGTTGCTTTCATATCTTGTATCTTAAGCGGTAAAAAGAATATACCTGGATATCTAGCAGGATAACTGTTATCTGGATCAGTACCCAAGAACTCTATTTGCATAATATACAAGGCTTCTTGCATAGTATCAAAATTTTGAATACTGCTGTAACTGATAATTCGGTCAACCAGTTTAAATCCCATTGGCTCAGTCAAATCAAAAGTAACATTACCAATAACAGTATTTCCATTGTTAGCGGAAGCGTTTACCTTACTATTGATAATAATATTATCGATAGCATACTGGGCAGTTACTCCGCTTTCAGCAATAATTACTGCTTTGCCGTTGTTTAAAAACATTGTTCTTTTGGAATTATCTGCTAAGTCACTAGGAGATTGCCATACATCTTGATCAATTAACCAGAATGTTACCTTGTATGTAGGACTGTTTACACTGGTAAACCAGTTATTTGTAATCTTTGTTTTTCTAGCCATATTATGAGAACTGTTTAGGTACACGGATCTCTAGACCCGATTTAAAATCAATGATAGGATCTTTGAGAGTATCTTGGTTGTATTCAGCAAAAATCCACCAAAGTTTAGCATTACCGTATAAATCGTATGCTAGTTTGTCCGGTCTTTGATCGTACTTGGATTCTAATGTCATAGTTTTTGTATCTGATGAACGAATAGTGTCTACAGTTGGAACCATAATGTCCAAGTACTTATTGTCAATAACTGGTGTGTTTCTGTACATGCTGTTTGAATCGTAAGCCATTATGGATATCCTTTATATAAAACTGAGCCTTGCATATAATCGTCCCAATTCCATTCAGTACGGACTTTAGTTGGAACTGTTTGTACTGTTAATCCTAGGCTTACCATAAACAATGTTGGAATATAACTAGCACCACCAGGAACATCTTTTGTTTCATTGAAAAATTCTGTTCCCTGGTTAACCTGATTTTGCGTTTCGTTTAATTTGTCGCTTTTTTGTTTCTGATAACCAGCCTGTAGATCATAAAAGTCTCCCAGGTAAACCCAGCCTTCTTTGTTAAACACCATTCCAACATAGTCAGTATCTTCAGGGTAAGTGAAGTTTACATTTCTAATAACCACTGGTGTGTTTTTAAAGTTAAGAGCACCATACGCACTAAACCTTAACACAGGCGGTGGAGTGCCAGCATTTTCATTTCTAGAACCATCTGGATTATTTTGACCAAACTGACTTTTTACCATACTCTTTAAAAAGTGTAGTGCTGCCATAGTATGTGCGGCATCTTTTTGTGTGTTGGCAGTAAACATAGCAGTCATATCAATCTGCGGATTCTGTGTATTCATATAATATTGTTGTTGATAAACGCTGTGCGTTAAATCGTAACTGCCATAAGCCGCTCCATGTCCCATATTGATAGTAGGAGTATAAGGAAACTCCAGTATCATGTGAGTACCTGTTGGATTTAACAATGGTTGTAGGAAACCTCGCTGTGCTTGTGTAATATAACTAGGCAATGACCATACTAGTTTTACTTTTTCAGTACCTTCAATACCGACACCTTCAGTTCTAGTTGGTCCGCCTAACACGCCTCTGTCTTCTAGAGCCCTTTGTGGAATAATCTCGTTTTTTACTATTTCTGTTGCTCTATCAGCTGCAGCTTCTTTTTCTCTCTTTGCTTTTTCTTCGTCTTGTTTTTTCTGTTCAGCAGTTTTTCCGGTAAAAAAGCCAACTTCTGCTTCGTCTGCCTGATTTACACCTTCTGCTACTCCGCCTTCCTGATCTGTTGTGGTTGGTTCTGGTTTTGGTTTAGGCGGTGGATCTGCAGGAACGTTTTCGTCCTCGATCCATTTTTTCATATTTTTTAAAAAATTCTTCTTGGCTTCGTGATCGTCTTCTTTGATCCATCTGTTAACGCCTAGGAACCTGTCTGGGTTTTCCGCATAAAATTCCTCCGCTTCTTCAGGAGTCATATTAACAAATTTTGTTACACCTTTGTCATTTTTGATAGCAACAGGATAGTTTTTACCTTTACGTCGCATCTGCATGGCTTTCGGTTTATTTGAAAATCCACCACTAGCCATTATTTGCCTCCAAGTTTATTGTTAACAAAGTCAAACACTTGTTGATCAAATTTACCAAAGAAATCAGTAAATGCTTTTTGTTTGTCTTCTTCCGGAGCATCACTACGCATAACATTACGGAAATCCGTAGCACTACGGCCCGCATCTTTAATAGGCACAGTGTACACATAACCAGCCTCATCTGCTGTTAGCATTGGCTCACCTTTTTCCACTGTGTCTTTCCACCATTTTAGATATCCCATTTTCAATCTGTTAGCGTCCTTTTCACCATACACCAGCACTAATGCTGTTTTAGTTGGATCTTTGCCTGCTTTGGTCATGTCAACATTGTACGGATGGGTGTTAATAATATGATCAGCAGGTATGCCAAACATTTGTGTCATTAGCATTGCTTTCTCATCAAACGAGAACGGATCACGTTCTGGCTCTGCTTTCTTGCCCACCA